AATGTGGGATCGAACACCGTTTCGTCCGCCCAGCACTCGTCTCCTTGCTCGCGCTGGTTGGACACTTCGTTTGCGGTTTTGACAACAACGCTGTAAGGAAATTCCGGGTACGTGTTTTGGTCCAGAGTCCAGTTGACGATCGGATAGACTTCCCCGCGCCCGAAGTTAAGCGCATAACGCATGAGGTTTGCGTCCTGGCCGAAGAACCCAACAAACGCCTCGCGAAAGGCGTCGTCGAACTTCGGCTGCCCCACCTTTTTGGGCCTCAGCCGAACCTCTCGGCGGTCTCTGCTAATCTCGTCCACGAAAAGCTTATAGCCAATGTTTGCCCCCAGGTTTCTGCGAAGTCGGTCCAGGCGCTCTTCTCGCGGCACTCTGCGGATACCATCCAAAAGGCTTTCGGGATGGATGATCTTCCGTCGAAACCCGAGGCGAAGCCCGTAGTCCACGTTTTTTTGAAGGTCCGCCTGCCGAAGCCTCTTGTACAGCGGAAGCAAGACCTCGCCCTCTCTCGACACCTTGTAGTCTTGAACTGGCTCCCAATACACAGCCGTGCGGCTACGCAAATCGTAAACTGTAAGCTCCACCTTGTCGCGAACATTATCGCCGAACGCAACGTCGTTTCTTCGCCCGTCCTGAACCTTAGACAGCTGCTTTTGAGGCAAAAACGTCCCGGTAAAACGCTCAAACGGCGTTTCGTCCAACCTGTCGATGTTTTGAATGTTATCGAGCATTGATGACTGTTGTTTGCGTTTCTTGTGGCGGCTCGGTTTCGGTTGCTAGAGCGCGAATACGCGTATCGAGAACGCCCTTGGCCTCGCTTTTATTATACTGCCTTTGAATGGGCTGAAGCGAAACGAATGTTTCTGGATTCACGTCCTCACTAAAAATAAGGCGCCCGACGTCGTCGCGCTCGAACGGTTCAACCTCAACCAGGTCGCGCTCGATAATAACAGGGGCAAGTCTGGGGTCGTCTGCTGGAATTGCCATAGCTAGTTGCGAACAATAAATTCGGTGCCTTCGAACGTTTCGGTGTATCCGGTTGGGCTCTTGTAACGAAACCTAAGCTCGTAATGCCTGCTCGGTTGGACGTTGCGAAGGTCGATATCGAAATAGTATCCCTTCGGCCCGAAGCTAAGCGTGCTGGCTTGGCTGAAAGGAACCAACGTCTTTTCGTTAAGCGCGTCGCGAATTTCGTAACGGAGATCTCCGTCTAAATACCTGGGCGTGGGCCTGGTGATTTCTTCAGCAAACGGCTGTTTGGCATATTTTTCCCTGGCCAAAACGTGGAATCGTTTGATCCCATCCGGCACGTACTCAGGGTTTTGGTCTTGGACTTCAACCCGCACCTCATCCAGTTCCGGATCCAGCGCGCCCATTTCCTCTTGCTCCTCGGAAGGCGCAAAAACGCTGTCGTCATACCGAATAACAAGCTCCGGCGAATAAATTGTGTGGGTGAGACCGCCGAAAAATTTGAGCTCGCTGGACTGAGTTCTATCGTTTTCACGTATGACGATCAGCCCGTAGTTATCGTTTTCGTCCAAAATCCAATAGTCTGTGAGCTCGGTAACATCAATTTTAGCGTCCGCGGACTCGTAGCGAAACCTTTGCCTACCTTCAACACTTGGATCAAAGTCTGCGCCCGGAAATATCCAGTCAGCATCAGTTCGTTGTATCCAGGTCACACCCGAGGTTTCGAGGTCGTTTGGTTCGCGCCCTACGCCCCGGTTCCAGGCTTCAGTGACTGGATAACAGGCGAGGTCGTACTCGAACGGAAGATTGCTGGCTTCGGTTGTCCAAAGCCTGAGCAGGGCTTCGGAGTTGCTGACCGATCCACCATAATATTCGTTGACGCGGCGAAGGTCGAATTGAATGAGCGCTCGCGCTTCTTCTCCACGAACCCGATCCAGCTCCAAGATTTCATCGCTTCCAACGTTTTTATCCTGGTCGTACTCATAGATGGTGCTGTCTTTTGTCGGGTAGAGAAAGTGATACATCAATTATATGAAGTTAGGGTTGTTTCGCACGCGCGCAACTTTACTGCTACGGCGCCGTTGAAACTCTTTCTCAGCGTCTTGGCGAAGCCCATCGGGGTCTGCTAGACGTTCCACGACGTCGCCAGTTTCGTGCTCGGCGTGAATCGCTCGGTTGATAAGATTCACTTTCTGTTTTAACGGTAGGCGGTCGATGCGAGCCAGGTCTTTGTAGATCTCGTAGATGTCTTTGTGAATTCCGTCCCCAAACACTCGCTGCAGCTGCTCCACGTGCTCGGACATGGCTTCCCACCACACGTCGTAGGCAGAAGGCCAGCTATAAGGGTCATCCATATCTAGGTTGTAATTCTGCTGGATGCGGTTGTAGATATCCTGTTTCGTAATCGAGTATCCGAACATGGAGTTAATGAGCTCCAAGCGGTCTGGAATGGCTTCAGCGCCCTGAACAGCTAAGTCTTGGACGTTTTGTCTGCTCACAACGCCTGGTCCCGTTCCAATCGACTCCATGAACTCGGCGTATTCATCCACGCCCAAAAACCCGTGCTCCACGGACTTCTGGCGAAATTCGGGGGCTAGCCTGCTCGCCACTTCTTGCCACGGATATCCGTCCCAGTTTCCCGCCATAGACCGAAAAAAATATTCTTGCACAAAACCATTGAGCGTGTCTCGGAATATGTTGCCGGGGTCCTCGGCTTCCGCCAACACCTCGCGAATAAGTTGTCTGAGCTTTCTCTCTGTTATTATCATCTCGCATTTCCAGTTATATCAGCATCCGGAAATTTGACCTCAAAAACAGACGGGTCTTGGCTTGGATACACAATTCCGCCCTCCGTTGCTGACTGAATGTCGTATACGTTTTCGCTGTAGTCCCCGCCAAACTTGTTCTCGATATCGAACCTTGTCACGTTCTGGACGCCCTGGATTTCGTTGAGCTCGCGAACATACTCGCCTTTCACAAGCGGTTGGTTGAACTGCATGCGGTCGTTGTCAAACAATTCCCGCAGCCGGTCAATGCACTTAACCAAAACTTCACGGCGATTGAAACTGCTAAACGTCAAAATCTCGAAATCTACGGCAATGTTGATAACAAAGCCGTCTTTAACCTGAACAGCGTCCGTTTGCATCCGGAACTGCTCCAGATACGTTTTTAGGTTTTGCTTGACCGTATCCGAAACCTCTGTCAGCCGCTTGTTGTTATCATACCCTAGCACATACAGGTTCACGGCAAGTGGGTTTTCCAGGAAGTCGTCACGAAACCCGACGCGATCGTTAGTCACGTACACCTTTGCCACCGAACCGTAACGCCCGGGTAAATTCAAGGCCCGAACGGTAAAGTCTTTGTCAGTTACAGCTCGGTCTTGTGCTGAAAAGAACGCTTGTGCATTTTGCTTGATTTCCCGGGTGCTTTCCGCTCCACGTCCTCCTGTAGCAGGCTCAGCGTTTCGCACAGCCAAACTGTTTTGCACGTCCTGGATAAGTTGTTGGTCCGTGGGCGTGGTAGCACTGCTCTCGCTCAAATTAAATTCCACGGACTTCACCCGCGTCAAGTCGTCCTTTGGCACATTGCTTTCCAAGCCGCCTCCGGACAAGTATTGAACCGTTAGCTCCGTGTTAAACGGAACCTGGCCGTACGTGGACGTTACCAAAAAGTTACTGGGATCCAGGGGTTGGTCGAGTTGGTCGATCGCCTTGAGCGTCGGGTTTCCGATGTTCTTGGGGCTCGGCACAATGCGCTCGTCGGGCTCGGAGCTTGTGCCGCCACCGAACCGAAGCACGACCTGTTCCTGGCGGTCGAGCCTGGTCACAAATCGCCTCGGCGTCTCCCGAAGCGTGAGCAAGAAGTCCACGGAATCGTCCTCGGAAAAGTTGGGGTCCGTAAACTTACCGTTTTTGAACTCCTCAAATACGGTTTCTTGGGCAAGATACGGAACCTCGTACCAGACGTTGCCGTCGCTATCGCGCGCGTTCAAAACCTGAATAAAGTCGTCGTCGGCAATCCTGCGCTCAGCATAAGGCTCTGGGCTTCCAAACTCAAACGTCTCCGAGCGCACCGACCCTGCAACAGCAGGAACGGTCTTCCGAAGCAAATAAAATTCAGGGTCTCCGGTGTTCTGATTGGTTTCGCTTATGGTAACTTCCAGGGGATCGTCGAACCTATCCACGCTAAAATCCACCTCGCGAGTTGTGCGAAACTCCACGCTGCCCTCGCTCGAGCTTCCAACAACCATGCCCTCCTGGATTTTGGGCACAACGTCGAAATCTGGTTCCAGTTCCCCTGTTTGCGGGTTGTTTCGCACAGGAGCCCTCACAATCACTTCTAAGGTTGTTGTTGCGGGGCGGCTTAGCTTCGGCATGTACCCCACAGATTGCGCCAGACTGATCACGTTTTGGCGCTCCTCGGCTTCCTGAATAAGCGTCTCCTGGAACTGTCGGTCGGTATAAAACGAAAGCACGTCGCCCACATACGACGCCAGATCCATCCATATTTTTCCGATGGATTCTGGACTGAAGTCTTCGTGGCTGTCCGGGTAGTAAACCTGGACGAAGTTTTCAAGTTCTTCGCTCAGGCTTTCGAAGTCCCGGTTCACGTACCGAATGTCTCGGGGCTGGTTTGCCATGATTATTAAAATTCCTCGGATTCTGCCCAAATCGTAACGTTTCGGGTTTCGTCCGCTGTGAACGTGGTTCCGAACTGGAGCCCGATCTTGACGGCGCCGCCGTCTGTTTCCACAACCAAGTTGCGGATGTTGACATACGGAAGCCATTGGTCCAGCGTTTGCCGGACCTCGGCCTCAACGCGCGAATCAATATTCTGTGACGCGCTGTCGTAAATGATGTCGTAAAGCCGAGTCCCGAACTGCGGCCGGCCCAGGCGCTCGCCCTTGCTCGTGTTGAGGACGTTAATGACGTTTGCCTTCACCTGGTCGATGCTGGTGAAGGTTTGGTCAAAATAGCCGCCTCGGCCGCGCCGGATCGGGTAGTCGACGCCGATTCGTTGTTCTGCCATTGCCTAAGACTGTCCAGGCCTCCAGCCACCACTCCCTTTCTTTTTCTCAGACTGCTCGAAGATTTCCTTCGGGTCCTTGCCTCCGGTGGCTTGCTGGAGGCGTTGCATAAACTGCTGCCGGCTTTCGTTTTGCCCCTGTCGGATCGTTCCGCCGGTCGGATCTGGCTGCGTGTTTGGGCTGGCGCCGTTCGGATCCAAGTTTTCAGCGTACTGGATCATCTCCTGCTCGCTCATCTGCTGCCCCGCGGACTGCGCTTGGCTCGGGTTCATGTTCCCGGCCGCGCTTTGCTGAACGCTAGACTCTTGAATCTGTTTGAACTTTTCAAGCGGGTTGCCTCCATGCTGCATCGGCTGCTGGCCGCTTTGTTGGAGTTGCTGCTGCGGCTGCTGTTGGGGTTGCTGCTGAGGCTGGCGTTGCTGTCCCTTGATTTCGGACAAAATCTGCTTCTTGATGCGGCCCATGTTTTCCTGGACCACTTTCTTCGCCACCTTTTTTGCGATCTGGACGATTTGTCGCTTCTGCTTCCTGTTCATAGGATTGGTTGGATTAGTTGGTGTTTGTAACGAGTGTTATTGATAACCTGCCCAGGGATAAGTAACGGGAACCGGACCTCCTGCTGTGGGGGTAAGGCTCGTTGTAATGCCCTGAAGCGTAGTTAGGTGTTGCTGAATTGCAGCAACCACCGTACTTATAAATACTTGAATTGAGTCGGTAGGTTGCGGAAGGCTGTACTGAAACGTGCCGGGGTTGGTCACGACGTTAGATACAACTGGACCCGTACCAGGAGGCGGCACGGCAAGCGCAAGCGTGGCTCCAGTCCAATATGCAATAATGCCTTGTCGAAGCGCTTGCTCGAAAACTTGCGGCGGACCTGGAGCCTGCAGAACGCTCGCAAGCGATTGCTGAAGCGCTGCAGGGTTTGCCGTAGCCACAGGGTTTTGGTACACGGCATCGCTTCCCGTACGCACAGCCTGGTCATACCATTGCGTAAACTCTTGCGCAAAAACCTGGCCTCCGCCCTCTCCGCGAAACGTGTCGATTCGCTGCCGAAGCGTCTGGCGTTGTTGTTGAAAGTTGATTGGCATTGCTACTGTTCCGTAAAGTGGTTTTGGCTGAGCGTCGGTTGCACCTGCGGCTGGAGTTGAGGGGCGGAAGGCGGGACAGGCGGACTTGTGGGTCCAACGGGAGTCTGGTGTGTGTGGTTGTCGATGTACTGGATCAGGTCTTCAAATAGGCTTGCCCAACTGTCTCCCAAAACCAGGGGTTCGCTGGCGCTATCACTTCCAATATAGACGTTGGGGCTACTAAATACAGCCCGGTCTCCGGTCTCTTGAAAGAACTCGCCACCGATTTCTTCGCTTTCGCTTCCTCCAACTTCAATTGTCCGATCTCCATCCACGGTTCGGGTCTCGTTTTCTTGCACTTCAACGTTCAGATTGGACTCAGCGAGCTCGCGAATGTTTTCGCCTGCCTTTCGGTAAATGGTTCCGCCAGCGTCGGTGGAATGGTTAGCAGCTGACGATACGTGATATCCTTCGGCCGCATAATGAAACTGGCGGCTTCTGGAATCCAGAATCAGGCGGTCGGATTTCAAAACAGCTTGCTTGCCCCCATATTCTTGCGGCGGGTTTTCCACGGATCGGTGGTGCGCGTCTTCGCCTTCCGTGGACGGAACAAGGTCCACAACGGCGTTCTCTGTCATA